CACTCGCGCTCTGTGCTCTCGCCATCCTACTTTGCGAGACTCGCCCCGGCGCGCTGGTGGTCGTCGGCATGGACACGTTCAGGCGTTTGCGTGACGTGCATCTACCGCATCTGCACGGCCTGCTCGCGGGCTCGGCCGTAACCTACGCGGCGTCCGAGCAGGCGTTCGTCTGGGCGTCAGGGTCGCGGCTCCTACTTGCCCACCTCGACACGCCGGCGAACTCTGGCCCCGGCTCATCACCCATCGAGGGTCTGAACGCGCACGCCGTCCTCGTGGACGAGTGCCAAGTACTGCGGCCTGACGTGCTCGACGTGGCCCGGTCGCGTGCTCGTGTGCCTGTGGCCGACCAGCGCGGCCAGATGCAGCGGCCCGTCGTCGTGACCTGCGGCATCCCGGTCGAGCCTGCGTGGTGGGTAGAACGAACGCGGGAGATAGGCGGCGAGGCTTACCTGCCGCAGTCGTCGGAGAACGCGCAGCACCTCGGGGCGGGATGGCTTGAGCGCATGCGTGAGACGCTCAGTGACCGCGACTTCGCTGCGTTGGTCGAGAACCGGCCGCTTCCCCCGGTTGGGTCGGTGTTTCATGCGTGGGCGCCTGAGCGCTGCGTCACGGTCGAGGCCGTCGACTACAGCTACATGCGGACCATGCTTGCGATGGACTTCGGTCTAAGGCATCCGTGCGCGCTCCTGCTTGTCGAGCTCACGCGCGGTCGGTGGCACGTGACCCGAGAGTGGGCGCCTGACGACGAGACGCTGCCCGACTTCCTTGCGCGACTCTCCATCGAGTGCACGCCTCGGCGACTGTGGCAGCAGGGCAGTCAACGCATCCCGCTCGACGCCGTCGTGGCTGACCCTGCAGGCGGCGCGCGCTCGGCTCAGACCGGCATCGCTGACCTCGACCTCGTGGCGCTGTCGCCTCCCAAGGGGCTGGGCATCATGCCCCGCATCGAGCGCGACCCCGAGCGGCGGGACATCGTCAGCGGTTGTACTCGCGTAAACCTCGCCCTCGAGCGCGGCGCTCTGACGGTCGACCGTGCGCTTTTTGACGCGGGCATCCGAGCGCCTGCCAGCAAGCGCACACTCGCCAAGGCCATGACCGGCTATCGCTGGGACGACCGCGCACCTGGTCGACCTGCCAAGGACGGGACGCACGACCACCACGCCGACACGCTGCGGTACGCCGTGCGCGAGGTGTTGTGGTATCTGCCCGACCCGACGCGGCGCGAGGCAGCGCCTGCAGCTCCTGAGCGTAGGCGTGTCGAGCTCGACCCGATGGACGTGCGCTGAGCTTGACGCGCTCGAGCAACGTGATAGCTTGACCTCGGGGGCGGCCCTAGCTGGCGAGTCAAGCGTGTGTCGCGGGATGGTCTCGCGGCGCATGTGCTGAGTCTAGGCCTCGCCCCCGGCCATTCTTTGACAGCGCGTCTCCTCTCCGCGGACTAGCCGCGGCCCCATTGAAGCTCGACAATGACCAGGCGACGCCCGGACCGTCTAGCGATTTCCGCGGACTCCGGTCCGTGGCCCCATTGAGACGCGCGACTCTTTGCACTCCCCCCGTCAGGACCAAGGCTCGCGGAGTCCCGGCCAGACCATCGGTAGACGGTCCCGCTGGGCGCCTTGAGCACTGACCGTGCGTGTCTTGGCGGGGGCGTGCGTTTTCTAACGCGCTGTGCTAGGGTGCCGCTCATGGCACTCTCCGTACAGGTCAACAAGTACACCGCTCCCGAGGCCGTCGACGGCAAGGGCGTGGGCGTGCAGTCGTTGCCGGTCAATGACGGCGAGACCAACCTGCGCCTCGTTCAGCTGGCCCCGCGCATCGCTGCGTACCGTGTGGCGATGCGCTGCGCTCCCTGCGCAGTCGGCGCCCAGGCGCTGCTCGGGCTGGCGACGCAGGCCACGTGGGATGTCGCAGCGGCGCCCGACTCGCCCACGTCTGAGGCTGCGGCCGAGGTTGTCCGGCGCACGCTCGGTCTCGGTGGGTACGCCTCCCCGGTCATCGAGTGGGACGGTCGAGTGCTTAGCCTGCCGTCGTGGGAGACGCGGATGCGTCAGCTCCTGACCGGCGCGCTCTACGGCTTCGCCTTGGCCGAGATGGTGGCCTATCCCTACGAGGGCACCACGTACATCGACCTTGAGCCGCGCGACCAATCGAGCGTGCGTCAGTGGGTCTACGAGGGGCGGCGCATCGTCGCTGTCGACCAGTGGCAGCGCGAGCCTTACGGCCTGTCCAGCGTCGGCTCGGTGCGTATCCCCTACGAGCGCCTCGTGCATCTCGTCTGGCCGTCGCTGTCTGAAGGCGTCGAGGGCGTGGGCCTGCTGCGTCAGGTCGAGCCCCTGGCCTCGGACTACCGACGCGCGACCAACCTGCGCAACGTCTTGGTCCAGCGGTACGCGGTGCCGGTTCCTACCGTCACCATCGACGAGGACGCCTTGGCCCGTCAGCGTGGCACGGCTCCCTCGCAGCAAGAGTACGAGGCTGCGCGCGACGAGCTGCTGCGCGTGCTGCGTCGGTACACCTCGCACGAGGAATCTGCGCTCGTCCTGCCCTCGTGGGCGTCGCTCTCCTTTGAGTCGACGTCGGCGAGCGGTGGCGCGTACCCCATCAACTCGGTGGTCAGCGACATCGAGCGCGAGATCCTGCAGGCGTTCTATGTGCAGTTCCTCGCGATGGGTGGTGCTGGCTCCTCGGGTGCATACGCCACGGCGCAGGTTCACGCGGAGCTCGCGGCGCAGATGGCGGGCGACTTGTGCCAATGGCTGGCCGAGGGGCTCAGCTCCTACGTGCGCGCCATCGTCAATGCGAACATCGGCCCGATGCCCCTCGACCAACTCCCGCGCCTGACTTACTCGGGCATCCGGTCGAGCCTGTGGGTGGAGAAGGTCGGCGACGTCGTGTCGCTGCTCTCCGCTGGCGTCCTGACTCCCACGGCCGAGGACGAGCGGGCGATTCGGTCCGCGCTCGAACTGCCTGCGCCTACGCGGGCAGCCGAGGTTCGGTCTGAGCGTGAGCGCCTCGGGCGCACCGTGCGGCCGACGACTACACCTTCCACGCTCCCCGGAGGCATCTGATGCCGTTGCTGTCGACTGAGGAACTCACGCCTCCCGAGGCTGTGCAGCGCGAGGCGCTCAAGGGCGTGGCTCTGCACGAGGCGGGCAAGTCTGGCGACGGCATCAAGCCCGAGACCATCCGGCGCGCCAACAGCATCGCCAACGGCGAGCCTCAGAGCGAGCAGTGGGTGACCAGTGAGGCGCCCGCGTGGTTCGCTCGTCACGAGGCCGATTGGGAGGAAGGCGTCGACGACGTCGAGGGCAAAGAGTCCCCCGGCTACGTCGCGTGGCTCCTGTGGGGTGGCGACGCTGGGTCGGAGTGGGTCGAAGAGATGCAGCAGCTGTATCTCGTGCGACGTGCGCAAGAAGAAGGCAGCGTGCCTAGCCCCGGCGTTTCGGCGCTCGCAGTCGAGCCCTCGCACCTCGCGTCGATGGCGCAGGCCAAGGGCAAGCGGTACATCGAGGGCGCGCTCGGCACGATGCACGTGGATGGCCCGCTCTACCCCATCGACTACTACAGCATGCGGCTCGACTTGAAGCGCGCGCAGCTGCAGGGCGAGAAGGTCATGGTGATGCACGTCGACAGCCCCGGCGGCTACGTGGCGGGCGTGCGCGAGACCAGGCGCGCTATCGCTCGTGCGCAGGAGCAGGGCATCTACGTCCTCGCTTACGTCTCGGGCATGGCTGCCAGCGCTGCGCTCTGGCTTGCCGCTGCGGCTGATGAGGTCGTGCTCTCGCCTCTCGCTCAGGCGGGCTCAGTGGGCGTGGTCGTAACTCTCGCTCGCGATGGCGAGGAAGGCAGCACGGTCGAGGTTGTCAGTTCGCAGACCCCGCGCAAGCGTGCATCGACGAACGACAGCGACTACATCGCAGCCCTTCAGCGTCGGGTCGACCAGCTCGCAAGCATCATGCTCAGCGAGATTGCGGCTGACCGTGGCGTGGCTGTCGAGTCCCTCGGTGATGGCTCGGTCTACGCGGCCGACGAGGCCGTGGCGCGTGGTCTGGCTGACCGCATCGCGACCAATGCAGACGATTGGATGTTCCTTGGGGGCTCGATGCCCCTCGACTACCAGCGGCGTGTCCGGTCCGTCACGGCTGCCGCGTCTATCTCGGACGGCGACAGGGAGGCCCCGATGGGCGATGTGAACACGACGGCGCAGGCCGTCGACAACGCGGCGCTCGGCGAGGTCGAGCGTCTGCAGGGCGAGCTGCAGGCTGCGCGTGAGCAGCTGCAGGCGATTCAGGATGCCGCGCACAAGGCGCAGGACGAACTCCTGCGGCGCGATGCGGTGGCGATGGTCGAGACGCACGTGGTCGGCGGGCGCATCCCGCAGGCCAAGCGCGGCGAGTGGGTGGAGCGTGCGATGCGCATGGGCATCGACGAGGTCGCGGGCATGCTCGCTGACCTGTCGCCCATCGTCGCGGTCGCGGCCCCGGTTGGGCACGGTGGCGCTGCTGCCGATGCTGTGAATGAAGACCCCCGCGTTGCCGAGGTCCGGCGCGCGAATGACATGCTCGCGCGAGTCCGCGCGGGTCGAGGAGTGTGACATGGCCAGCGTGAATGGTCTCG